TTTAAACTTCCTGATGACGTCTTTGTATAATCGTGGCGGTAACCCTCCTACTTTATTTTCTCTAATCCGCTCTTTATAGATGTTCTGAAGATTTATCATAGAAGGCCGATCAAGATTAACAGACTCAAACAAGTCTGTACCCAGCAGATAATACCTGTCCTCATACAGTGCATATTTCTGCACCTGACTTGTCATTGTGAGGTAGTACGTTTCATCCGTAATACTGTCTGTCGCAATGGCAATCATTGCTGGATGACATATTTTCGAGTCCCGGGTTTGATTGTCTTTGAAGATGATCCCCTGCTTTAGAATGATTGTTCCTTTTCCATATTCCATCAGTAGATCACCAACCTTCCTTCATCATCTAATTTGACATACCACTGGTTTCCGGTTTCTTCATTACCAATTTCTTCAAGTTGCTGCCTATATTGATCTATTGGGAACAACTTCTTAAAGGTAAATGTGTTTCCGTTAATTATCTCGGAGAGATCCTGATTTTCATCATAGCCGCTGAACGCAGAATCCAATTCATTCATGGCCTTGGCATTTTTACCTTGAACATCAAGTCCATATGGTACTGGTGGTTCGCCCACCATCATTGTTGAAAGGCTTGATGCATAAGCCATCATTCTGTTGTAAAAACTATCATTTCTCGCCAGCTTTTCCTCCAAGACGGCCGCATCTTCGTCAGACAGATTTCCTACCAGTTTTTTCATAGTATCAGCAGCTGAAGGGTTAGATTCCTTTCTGGCAAGAAGTTCATAGTAAGCGGAAATTCTTCTTTTTGTATCTTCGTTCAAAGTGACACCTTCTTTCGCGTATTACAAATACTAACGATTGTGAATTCAGATTAAGTTGTCTATGCAACAGTTACCTTGATTACATTAGTAATATACTCGGTAAAATTAATCTTGGAATGATACATATTTCCTCCTTGGTTTATTATTGCTTCCTGGCACTTGCAGGCCTGATTTATTGTTCATTGTCCCTTTTAACATAGGTCAGTTCCACGTCATATCCCAAGGATTCCATGATCTGAACGAAGGTCTTGTTCAGGACTTTATCGCCGCTGTTGACGATCCGGCTGACATAAGGCGCAGAGGTGCCGATCTCTTCTGCAATTTTCGACTGCGGCTTATTCTCTTCGATACATTTGACTTTGACATCAAGTTCTATGTTATTTCTAAGCATAGGATTCTCCCATTAAGCAGGTTCACATGTTTAACAAATCAGATAACATATTGTATCATAATCCAGGCTGATTTTCCAGACCAGGACAGCAAAAAAGCGCCCCACCTCCGAAGAAGTGAAGCGCCGTTTTTCTTGTATTTACGCCTTTATTTCCATCCCGCTCGTCAGGGTGAATACGATGTTATCCTTGCTGTGAACCGTCACATGGTCGACCAGGCTGCCCCACAAGGCTTCATCAAACTCCGTGATGGCATCCGGCAGGGCTTCCACCGACTGGATGAACCGTCCGAATTCCCGCCTGCGGATGCCCTTCATGGCAATCTCGGAAATGACCTGTTCGTACCGTGCTTTGGTTTCCTCAAAGCGGGTGACGAGCGCCTCGTACCGAAGATTGTAGGCTTCCTGGTCCTGCGCTACCCGGGCGTTCTCCGCAATGATCTCCTGGATGGCATCGGCATCCACGTTCATCTGCTCCGCCAGCCGTTTCTGCTCGGCTTCCAGTTTCTCCGTACCGGAGAGCGTAGCCTGCACCGTCCGCAGTTCCGCGAGAATCTCACCCCTGTCGGTGAGGAGGCTGTTTGCTGCTCTGATAAAAGCGTCTTTGATCTCATCCTCAGTCAGGTGGGGAGTCGTGCATCGGGTCTTGTCCCTGAACTTGGAATTGCACTGCCAGACCACCCGTCGGTACTTGTCCGTGCTGTGCCAGACCTTTGAGCCGTACCATCCTCCGCAGCATCCGCACTGGATTTTGGATGAGAAGATCGTCACGCCACTGTAGCCCCGCTTCCTTGACCGCTCCTTTATCATGTCCTGCACCCGGTCGAAAATCTCAGGCTCGATGATGGCTTCGTGGTTGTCTTCCACATAGTACTGTGGAATCTCACCGTGATTTGTGACCTGTTTTTTCGTCAGGAAATCTGCGATGTAGGATTTCTGCAGCAAAGCGTCTCCCTTGTATTTCTCGTTCTGAAGTATGCTCTTCACCGTTGTCTGGCTCCACTTCGTCTTCCCGGATGGTGTCGGATGCCCAAGTGCTGTCAGTTTGTCCGCGATGGCGTGGTAAGAAAGGCCAGCAAGGAACTCTCCGAAGATCAGCTTGATGGTTTTGGCTTCTTTCGGATTCACCACGAGATTCCCGTCCTCGCCTTTGTCATATCCGAGGAACCGGCTGTAAGCAACCGCCACCTTGCCGTCCGCCATCCGTTTTCGATGCCCCCAAGTGACATTCTCCGAAATGCTCCGGCTTTCTTCCTGGGCAAGACTGCTCATGATCGTGATGAGCAGTTCTCCCTTGGAGTCGAAGGTCCAGATGTTTTCCTTCTCGAAATAGACCTCCGTGTTATGCTCCTTCAGTTCCCGGATGGTGGAAAGGCTGTCCACCGTGTTTCTGGCGAACCGGCTGACGCTCTTCGTGATGATGAGGTCGATTTTCCCGGCAAGGGCGTCCGCCACCATCGACTGGAAGCCCTCGCGCTTTTTTACGCTCGTCCCGGTGATGCCTTCGTCAGAATACATTCCGGCAAACTCCCAGTCATCATGCCCCTGGATGAGCGTGGTGTAGTAGTCCAGCTGTGCCTCGTAGCTTGTCAGCTGCTCATCGTGGTCTGTCGATACGCGGGCGTACCCAGCCACCTTCCGCTTGACCCGGCTGTTAATCGGCGCGGCCGTGAACTGGCTGACCGTCGCCGGAATTTTTGTTACCTGCTTTGCCATTTGTTACCACGTTCCTTCCTGATTGCTTTCATTTTTTCACTCATTGCCGCCTTCCTTTCCGGAGTCCATTTCTCCTTCATCACCCGGCTCATGTACTCCTTGTATTCATCTGTGTGCTTATGGCTGCGCCGCTTTGGTGGCACCCACTCATGCATCACCTCATGTCCGTTCTTGAAACGGAATGTCAGGGTGCTGCCCTGGACGAGGATGCTGTCGATCCGCTCCTCGAAGATGTCATCGTCAAAGGAATCCAGTCCGAGGACTTCAGCGGAAAGATCCCGGAGCACGTCATCCCGCAGGGATGTGTTGTCCCTGTTCGGCTTGCAGCGCCAATAGCGCATCCCCTTGTACGATTCGCCCGTGTAGTTGCTTCCGCAGACACCGCACTTTATCTTACAGGTAAAGCACGATGAACCCTTCTTTCCCTTCGCCCTGACGGTCCTTCTGTACTGCGATGCCCTTGCCCGGTATTCCGCAGTCCAGCAATCCTTCTTCGAAGTGTTCTCCCATTCCAGAGTCTTTTCCGTCCCGTCCTTGAAATGGAAGGTCAGCAGGCCGTTGTCCGGGACCGAGATGAAATCAACCTTCTCGTTAAAAACATCCTCATCAAACTCATCAATCCCCAGGGCTTCCGCGCAGGTCTTTCTGAGGAACCTATCCGGGATCTCCCTTGTTGAGCAGGTGTGGCCTTTCTTTTTTCTGGAACCGCAGACCCAGCCAATCAGCTTGTCGCCAAGCTGAGAGTTTTTCGCGCGGTTGGTGCGGGTGTTCCGCATCAGGCTCAGACCGCATTTCTCACATTTGATCTTTCCGGAAAAACAGGTGATGTTGAGCGACTTGTTTGCGAGGGGGCCAAGTTCTGCCCGCCGCTTTATCTCGCTCTGCACATAGTCAAAAGTTTCCCGGTCAATGATGGCTTCATGGTGATCCGCCACAAAGTACTGCGGCAGCTCCCCTCGGTTCTTTTTCCGCTTCTTGGTGATCGGGTCGGAGATGTATTCCTTCTGCAGGAGAAGGTCGCCAGTGTATGTGCAGTTCTTGAGCACCGTGGCAATGTTGGAATCGACCCATCGACATCCGTCCCTTGTCGTGATGCCCTCCGCGGCGAATTCCCGCTCGGTCTCAAGCCTAGACTTACCGTCAAGGTAATTCTGAAAAATGCGCTTAACAATGGCTGCTTCCTCCGGCACGATGACGAGGTCATCACCTTCCCATTTGTATCCGTACACACGGAAGTGTCCGTTCGGCAGTCCCTGTTCAAAACGCTTCCTGGTACCCCATTTCACGTTGTCGGAAATGCTCCGGCTTTCTTCCTGGGCAAATGAAGCGAGGATGGAAAGCATCAGCTCGCCATCCCCGTTCATCGAGCGGATGTTTTCACGCTCGAACCATACTTCCACGCCGATTTCCTTCAAGTGCCTGACTGTCTCCAACAGGTCTACCGTGTTGCGGGCAAAACGGCTGATGGACTTTGTCAGCACCAGGTCGATCCTTCCGGCATCGCAGTCTGCGATCAGGCGGTTGAACTCATCCCGCTTTTCCGTTCCGGTCCCGGAGATGCCGTTGTCGGCGTACACCCCCACGAACAGCCAGTCCGGATTCTTCTGGATCTTGTCGTTGTAGTAGCTGATCTGCGCGGAGAGGGAATGGCTCATCCGTTCCGATTCCATCGAGATGCGGGCATAGGCCGCGACACGCTTTTTCGCCTTGACAACAGGCGCGGAAGGCTCTAGTTTTCTCACATTTTTCATGCTGTCATGCCTCCTTTCCGTGTGACATATTCCCGTTATCGGCGGCACATATCAAGAACTTTCCGCTTAAAAGATCACCAGTCTTAGGGCGCAGTTTCTGGCGGTTCCTTGTATCAATTTGATGGTATTCCTCCTCGGAGATCAGCCCTTCTTCGAGCATCTTCCGCACGAAATGCATGATGGTCTGGTAGCGCCGTTCTCGGTCGAATTCTTCCTGTGTCATCTGCATGCCGCACCTCCAAACCGCGTCTCAACGTAGCACTCGTGTGAGCAGTATTTTCTGTTTCGGTTGCCGTAGGCATAGAAAGTGCTGCCGCAGGCCGGACAGGTGTATTCGTACATGGCCTTGCGCTTCACCTGGGAGAGGTGGCTGTTCCACCATTTATTCCTGCAGGCGTCACAGCAGAACTTCTTCTCCTTGCGCCCCGGGTACTGGATGACCGGCTTTCCGCACTGGCGGCAGGGTTTCTCAGTGATCCCGGGGAACACGGGCTCCGGCATTTCCTCTGTCGTTCCCGTCAGTCCGTTCCTGCGGCAGAAGGTCTTCACTGTATTTTCATTCACTCCCAGTTCCCGGGCGATCTGTGAATAGCTGCATCCGTTTTTCCGCATCCTCGCGATGCTGTTTTTCTCATCTTTTGTCATAAGGCTCACTCCCATCGTTTGTTCGTTCACCTTCCTACGCCCAGAAGTCCGTCGGTTTTACAGTGGGAGTGAAATAAAAAAAGCGCCTGGCCGCATCCCTGAAGAGATACAGCCAGGCGTAAGTTTATAATCAGATGCGTGTGCAGTAGTCGAGCGAGATCCATCCCGCACCGGATTTCAGCCTTCCCCATCCGGCTGTGGAGCCTTTGCCGGACTTCACTTCCATGATGGTGAAAACGCCGATACCCGTATACTGCCCGGTACGCTCGTAGTTGGTGCCGGCGCCTTTGCGGATATTCAGGTCACGGATGCTGACCTTCACAAGGAACGGAACCGCAGGCTCCGCCGGAGCAGACGCTTTCGGTGTATAGATATTGACACCGTCCGCGTCAAACACACTGTATCCCGGATTGGCATCAGCGCAGGCTTTTGCATTGTCGAGCACCTTGAAAGCGCCCTTCTGCGAGGAAGCATCCGCCCATGTTTTTCTGACGCGATACCAGGATGTATCCTCTGCCGGAGTCCCGTCATCATACCCACCGTTGTTGCGGTACGCGGTAAGGCGGGATTGAAACTCACCCCACGTCCAACTGGTACGCAAGCGATTATTCTTCACGTATGGATTTGGGCAGATCTTTCCAGTCACATCGTAGTGACGGATCACGTGATCTGCGCTGATCCCGTACTCGTCCATGAGCTTCGATACCAGCCAGACAAGGCTCTCCTGTGTTTCCGTGGTGAAATACCACTTGTCTGAGTCACCGCTGGCCTCCTTCACATTTTCCGTATAGCAGACCCCGCACTCGATTCCGATGGAATTGAAGTTGGTGCAACTCTGGTAGAAACTGTGTCCGCCGCTGCCCTGCAGCCCGCCTCCGCAATGCCACACCACAGCAGTCTTCGGATCGGCTGCTTTGTAGATCGTGCCATCACGCTTGATATTGTAGTGGCCGCCATACCCTCCTCCGTACAGATTCGGATTGTCAGCATTCGGAACACCAAGGTAATGCACGACGATAAATTTGACCTTATTACTTCCCCGGCTTCTCGGCACCTGAGACAAGTTTTCCTTCGTGATATCGTGAATTGTCCGGTTAGCGATAGGTCTTGTTGCCGGTGCACTCTCAGTCTTCACGTCATACTGTGTCAGGTTCCAGCGCTCGATAATATTACAGAGCTTAGCCACATAGGTCGTACTGGTGGCGTATCCGCCATCTTTGATGATCTGCACTGCCTTCTTATAATCGGTGCATCCCTTGAGCCCAGCATAGCGCTGCTTGCTCCCGTTCATAGCCCCAAGCAGATAGGCGCTATGGTCTGCGATTGAATCCTCGACACAAGGATACTTCCGAAAATCTGCTGTGATGGTATAGAGCCTGCCGGTCCCATCATCTTCCTGCGTTTTCTTCGTGTAGATAGTTTTCCCATCCCAGGTCGATCCACTCCATGTGTTTCCGGAGAGGGATTTCTTCATACCAAAACAGTTATTGGCATTCTGGGCGAGCTCTGTTCTTCCATACCCGGATTCCAGTATGAACTGTGCCAGAGATACGGAGGCAAGGATGCCGGACTTCTTCTGGTCGGCAGTAAACAGAGCACCGACCTTCTTAATGGCATCACCCTCCGACAGATTCTTTAGGGCTGTTGCCTGCAGGCCGGTTTTCTTTTCCGGTGCTTCTGCATCAGTGCTGCCGGAAAGCTGCGCAGTCACCTTTTCTGCAAGATCCCCCATCCGCGCATACATCCAATTGCCCGGACAGGACTTATTCGCAAACCAGCGATGGACCGTCAGGATCATCTCTCCAGCCTTTGGGGTATAGGCGAGGGTTTTATCCTTATTGCCCATCCAGATGAGTTTGTTCTTTCCGTTTCGCTTGCAGATATCGACGCACAGTTTGATGAGCGTCTGATAAACAATGTCCCGGAAAGCATAAGGCTCTGTCGTGTCAGAAGCGCACTCGATAGTGACCGCCCGCTGATCATTCGCATTGGAGGAAGAACACCAGCTGCGGTTTTTCTCTTCCACATACATACCGACCCGCCCGTCTGATCCAATCCCATAATTGCAGGACGCCTGCCGGGAAGTCGGTGCAAAGATGCTGCCCAGGGTCTCAACAGAGCACTGCCCCACTACGCAGTGGGGCGTGATCCGATCGATGCTGTGTGTCCGCTGCCCGGAGTGATTCGGGCTAAGTTTCGTATATACCACCATAGAGCTATTGGTATATGCCATTACTCGTCACCTTCTTTCTCAGCTCGGTCATGGAGCTGTTCGAGCACGATTTTCAGTTTCTCTGGGATCGGAAGTCCCAGATGTCCAGCGTTTTCCAGAAGGCTCACCCCTTCATTGGAGAGATAAAAGAAAATGACAGCGGTCCTAAGTACGCTGCCGGTTCCAATGATATGGGCATCCAATACATGACCGATGCCGACCAGCAGAAAAATCAGCACCTTACGGCAGATCCCCTTAAACCCCACCTCCGAGGAGAGTTTGTGGTCCGCTGCAGCACACATCACGCCCGTGATGTAGTCGACCACCACAAACAGGACCAGCGCGTAAAGCAGCCCATCGCAGCCGCCGAGAAACCATCCCAGCCATCCGCCTACCCCGGTGAAGATCACCTGGATCGTGTTCCAAAATTCCTTCATGACAAAAACCTCGCTTTCTTTGCATGAGAAAAGGCACCCATCACTGGATGCCCTCGTCAATAGATTCTGTATTCTCTTCTTCTGGCAGATCACAGTCTATCCAGTTTTCGCAATCCTTCCGGTGAATCACATCGATCACGGTAACGATCTGTTCTCCATTGGTGATTGCTTTTCCTTCCTCTGCGATCAGCCGCCATCGCACCTGATAGGTTCCTTCCGGCTTTATCAGGGAGACGGTATACCCTCCACCTTTCCGTTCGCTCTTATAGAGCATTTTCCGAATCATGGTCATCACCCCCTCATGTCGGCATGGGGATATCCCCTGCATATGGCGTATCATAATTGATCGTTGCATTTATCGCTCCCCAGGGAGCATTTGCCACAGCGTCTTCGGAAACGGCCAAATTGATCACAAGCTCCGATGAAGTCCCAGAAAACGCATTAGCGGGAATCGTCGTGATATTCGGGCCAATATTCACGGTCTTTAACCCGGTGCAATTGCTAAATGCCGAACTACCAATAACCTTGATTGAAGGAAGATCTATCTGTTCCAGAGTCGGATTACTGGCAAAGCACCCCTCGCCCATGTTTGTCATTTTCTGAAAGTCCACCGTTTTCAGATTCGGACAACCAGAAAACACCCCTGATCCATACATAATCGTAACGCTCGAGAAGATCGCTTTTGTAAGCGCTGCACATCCCGCAAAACTACTGCTGTTCAGAAACTGTACCAACGGCATCTCGATCTCTTCTAACAGTTTACATCCCTGAAACGCCCTTTCACCCAGAGTTGTGCAAAGCGGCATCTCCGCCTTCTTAAGCGTGCTGCATTCATAAAACGCATAATTTCCCACAGCCGTTACACGAGGAAAGATGGCAGATTGCAGCTTTCCCATTTTATACATTGCATAGTTTCTAACGCTCTGAACGACCTCATCATAAAGATCGACC